CCTTAACAATAACATCTTTTTCACCTGATTGTTTATTTTCAACTAATACTGATTCAACGTATTCATCAGGTTATAAAATTCTCTTAAAAATAACATATAGTTTTCTCCTTATAACTGTATGATAGCATTTGAAAGTTTTCTTTTTAATTCATTAACGTCTTGAATTCCAAACATCCCAAATTTAGTTATTTTTAAATATAGATTTAATGGAAAATTGTTAATAGATATGCCGCTTATTTTAAATAAAGGTCCTTTATCGTAAATTTCGTCATTAATTGAACCGTGAAAATCATATCTAAAAAATTCATGGACTCCACCTCCTAAACTAAATTTAGGAACTGATATTTTTTTTGTAAATTCTTTAACTTCAGTTATGTCTATTTTTGTATTTTTAGTTTCATCTTTTAATATTTCAATTATATCATTAACTCTTGACGGAGATTTTTCTTGTCTAAAAAACTCATACAATTTAGTTTGCGTTTCTTCATTTATATTATTTAATAAATCTTTAAAAAACATGTTATAATTCCTTTTAATTTAAAAAATATTAGCTAATACCATATTTTTTTATTTCTTTTACAGTTGGTTTAATTTTTTTAATTATAGAAAAATTAACAATAACAGAAATATTAAATAATTTAGCATCACCATTTTGCCATTGTTTAAAAATTTTATCTTTTTCATCAACAGGATTATTATCTTCATCAGCTAAAAAAGAATAATCAATTCTTCCATCTTCAAATGTACTCCAATCTTTAATTGACATATTTCTATTGTTAATAAAATTATCATTAATAAATTTAATCATACTTTTAAAATTTTTGAATTGCTTATTAAGTTGTTCATTTAATATTACTTGTTGTTCTCCAATTTCTCCTGCTTCATAATTATCTTGAACGGTAAGCATTTCTATATATTCAAGAAGGAAGTTACTTCCTTCTTTTAATGCTTCAGTTATGAATTGTTTATTAGTACTAAGATATTCTTCAAATTTTCCCATATTAAATCCTTTTTATTTTTATTTATACTTTTACCAACCACTTCCGCTATCATCTTCCTGATAGAAGTTTGGATATTTTTGTTTTTCGTTTTGAACTGTTTGTAGAAATTCTTCTATTTCTTCATCAGTTCTTCCCCATATATCTTTATGTAATTGTTCTACTGTTACAAACTTACCGATATATTCTAATGCATCACGCATTAAATTCATTTTCTTTTCATATTTTTCAAGTCGTTTATTCGTTAAATATTTAGTATCTGTATTGTAAATAATATTAATTTTTTTACATATTTCTTGCCATTTCTTATCATTTAAAACGTTTTTAGCAGATAATTGTTTTTTAAGTAATTCAGTGAAAAATTTTGAAAATAAACGTCTTAATTTAAATACAAATCTATAAAATTTATTTTCTTCATTTGTCATTTCATCAGATGTAGGGGATCCCGAAATAGATTGTGATTGTCTATCTTCGTAATTTATACGTGAAAAAGGAACTTTTAATGATTTTGAGGCACGTCTTTGGAAGTATAGTAAATCATCAAGATCCTGCAAATTTCCTCCTGATGGAAGCGTAGAAATTTCAGTACCTTTTCCATTTTTACGTAATAAAAAGAAATCTTCAAGAATTGATGGATGTTGACTTTTTGACATTAGAGTACCATCTGTATCATTATAATATTTTTTTTGTGAATATGTTTTTATAACATTTTTTAAATATTCTTCTGATTTACGTGCTGGTAAATTACCTGGATCAATGTAAAAAACACGTCTTTCAGGAGCCCTCACAATACGATAAATTAAAAAATGATCTTCTAATGTAACTAAACGATTTATATCTTTGATAGCATAATGTAAAAATGATACGTCTAATTTATGATCTTTATCTTTAATTCCTGATTCTATTTTGATTATTAATTCTTCAGGTATGGGTTTAATTGCATCACCCATATTGAAAACATCTTGGACCATATTGTTTTTCTTGTCTTCTTTTGAGTTAATCCAATATTTTTTATCAGTAGTTTTATCATAAACAAGTTTCCAATTCAATGGATTCATTATTTTAATATCAATAATTCCTTTTTCTATTTTTCCTTCTTGAAAAATAGGTTGAACTAATAATCGTCCATCAACTAACCATTGTCTGAAATATTCATGTGCTTTATTTTTAAAATTTATTTTTTCAACAAATGATGAAAATTCAGCTGTTATTTTATCCTTTAATTCAGTATTTATTGTATCGTTTTTGTCATTAAATGATAGTTTAACAGGAGGATTCATATTAGTTAGTACATCATCTAACCATATTGCGGTTTCAGTAATCTCATCAACCGCATCAGAAACAAAAGAATTTTGAGAAGCATTTCTGTATGTTTTAATTAAATCGTTTATATTTTGAGTGGGATTGACTCCTAATGAAAATACTGTTGAAAACGCAGAAGCATTATAACTATCAGCACCCATACCTGCCATCGGGTTTTCTTCGGGATCTATTTCTGTTGTTTTTACTTTATTATCTAATTTTGATATATCATTTGCTAATTTTTGAGGCGATATTGCTTCTGATATTGTAGTTCTAAAACTGTTAAAACCATTACGTATATTATCATATAATGTTGCCATTTAAATTCCTTCTTATCTTTTTAAGTTAAAGTTACTTTCTTTAATTTTTTGAAAAACCTGAGAATATGAAATTCCTATATATTCAGGTGAAACATATTTTATTGCATCAGTCATTTCTGTATTATTAATTCTTAGTACCTTTATACCTTTAAAATTTTGTATTTGCTCGTATCTATAGTTACGTATTGCGTAATTTATATATTTATTTATATTATTGCCTAATATAGCTTTAAATTTGTCATAACTAATAGGTCTTAATATTTCATCATTTAAAAAGCTTTCGGGAAATGCGGCTATTATTTTTTTAAGAATAATACTTCTATATTTCATATTAATCCAATGAAAATTTATAGCAGAAAAATATCCTTTTGATTTATTCACATCAAAAACGAATATTAAGGGAAATGCATCATAATGATCTAATTTATTTTTGTTAAATAATTTAGATGAATAATTAAATAAATAAAAAAAACCTTTTGTTATTTTAAAATCAAATGAAGATCTTGGTTCTTGTATATTATATAAATCATTAACTTTAGAATATATCCACTGATAAGCAAGGCGTTTGTTTTGCTTTTGACGATCTTCTGAAGATCTGAAAAAATTATCTATTTCAAGAAATATTTTTTCAATTTCTTCTCTAATCGCCATTACAATCTATGTATATCTTTTACAGCTATTTTAGGTAAAAGTTTAAGCGCTTTCTTTTCATCTCTACTGTTTTTTGCAGTAAGAACATATTGAAGAGGATCCTGTGGATTTTCGTTTACATCACCGAATTTAGTTAAACGATCCCAATTGTCCATTAACCAATCAGAATCAATCTCAAAAAATATTTTTGAAAAATAATCTGCTTCTGTTAAATAACTTTCCCAACTAAACTCTTCAGCTAAAAATGCATCTTTTCTATTTAAATGTTTTATTTCTTTCATGTTATTTTTCCTTTTTAACCAAATACTTTTTTGCTTCGCTATTATATTTCTAAATCAGAATATACACCTTTACGAGGTAATTCTACAATCAACTCATATTTTTGAAAATCATAAGGTCCTTTCAAAAGATAAACTGCCGTTGCCTTTTTATCATAAACTTCATATTCCTTATATCGTTTTTTCATAATATCACTTTCTTTCTTATTAAATGATAAATCAAAAATCTGAACCAATTCATCTTTAATCTTCTCAAGTGGTTTTTTATCATCAGACCTCATAACAATAGTTGTTGACCTTGGAAATAATCCTTTCAACTCTTTATCTTTTTTAAATCCATATTTTTTAATTAACCAATTAGCAACCTTTGTAGTTGTCAGTTCTGCCTCTTGTAAAACTTCTTTAAACTTCATATTATTAAACCTTATTTCTTTTTAAATGTTTTATTTCTTTCATGTTATTTTTCCTTTTTAACCAAATACTTTTTTTGCTTCGCCTTTTATTATTGCAAGGGCTTCTTTATATTTAATAGGTTTTCTTAATGTTTCATCGACTACATCGAAAGATATATCACCACTAAATTCCTTTTCTAACTTATCTAATGTTTTTTCAGAAACGGTTATTATATCTATTTCACTTTTATCACCAGACAAACCTTTCCAAGTAAGTTCAACAGTGTAATTAAATCCTTCATTTAAAATTTCTTTAAATTTCATATTATTTATCCTTTTATTTTTATTTATACTTCTTTTCTAAACCTAAATCTTTTTCTGTAAATACAAAAAATTTCCATCCTTTTTTACGACAGAATTCTCTTGCTGCGGACCATTTGTTTTTATTTTTTACATAGGTCTCTATAAGATATGTTTTGGTTTTTTGTCTTTGGTTTTTTGTTATGACAGGGCGTTGAGTTTCTTTATACGGTTTTATTTCGATAATAGCTTGTACTATTTTATCGTTTTTATTAACGTATTTTATATAAAAGTCTGGGAAGTAACGTCTTTGACGTGGCGGGTTATCAAGTTCAAAGTAATAAGGAATTTCAATTTCCTCAGAACTATACTCAATAATGTTTTCGTTACGGTCAAGATAAGATAAAAAATTATATTCCCATCCTGACCGTATTTGGATATTATGTCTATTTGTGCCTATATATTTTTCGGGATGTTTTAAGTGTTTGTCCGCGTCTACTATTCGTTGATTGTAATGTTTGTTCTTCTTCATATATATTATTTATGCTGAAACTTATTTTCTTGTTCATATAAATATATGCAGGTTTTTTTCTTTCGATAAATTTCCAATTGTTAAATGTAATCATTTTATTATCGTAATTAGTACCGCTCATAATATCTAATGCATATTGATTAGTAATCCCATTTTTAAAATCATCAAATTCATCTGAACCTGGCCCTGCCCAATATGCAGTTAATCCAGCATAATAATCACCATTGAATCTTTCACGATATTCACTTAAAATATCAGTTCCTAATTTTATATTAACTCCAATAAAAAATATCATTTTGTATTTAAAATCAGGATCTTCATGTAATCTTTTAGCATACTTTTTATTAAACACGTAATATAATCTAACATCATGTTTTTTAAGATGTATTTGTGATAATCCATACGCTATTATTATCCTGTTAGTTTTTATTATCCCATTATTAGTAACTATTTTATCTTTATAAGAATATTCATGTTGTTTAAATTTTGTTTCTTTCCATATTTTTCTTGTTACAATTCTAGGATTTAAATTGTTTTTTCTTGAAAATTTAATAATACAATCTGCTATTCTACACGAAATTTTATCATTATTTTTTATTATAGCATAACTGTATGAATAATTCCAATCTTTATTATCGTCTACTAAGATTTTCATAATAACTAATTTTTCATTCCATAATAAATTAAAAATTAGCATAATAAATAAAATAATTTTTTTAAACATCTTTGCTCCTATTATATATGCAAAAAGACAACCAACAACAAGAAAAACTCACTGCTGATTGTCTATATTAAAGAATGTTAATGTTTATTTATACTTTAGAGAGACTTAACTATTAAAAAATTCGTTGAGATCATCGTCCGCAACATCATCTTCATCCTCAGAATCATCAGAAACATCTTCTGAAGTATCAACAGAATCAGCTTTAGATGGAGTATTTGTAATGCCATCATCCTCATCTTCAGAATCATCAGTATTTTTACCGACAGTTCCAAGATACTTATTTAGATACGCAGCACCAAATACATGATTCAATCTTTTTTCTTGCCATTCTTCACTTGGAAATTCTTTATCAGCAAGAAATTCATCAAGTTCATGAATTTGCTCAAAAATTTTCTCGTAAAGTTCATCGCCACCTTCAAGAGGTGCAGGATCGCTAAATTGTGATTTATCATAATTAGCATAACCTTTCTTACGTCTTACTTTAAGAGTAAAATTACAACCTTCTTCGAAGTCAAAAATATCAACCGGTTCATCACCATCGCCTTGCAGCTGTTCAGCAATCATGTCATAAATACTTTGACCAAATTTATACAATTTTACGGTCCCGTCGTTAGCAGGATTGTTCTCGTCTTTAATAATATACACATTTGCAATATATTCTTTTCTTCGAAAACGTCCTTGACATTCTTCTTTACCAGTAGATGAAGAATCGCATATCGCCGAATTTAACATACATGCTTTACATTTCTTTTTAATAGTAGTAGGACAATTTGCAATATACCACTTACCATTATATTGAAATCCATGTCTGTATCGTGAAATAATTGGTGGAAGATCTGATTTTGATGGAAGAAAACGCATTCTTACGTTTGCGTTTTTATTTTCATCAGGTGTCCATTCAAAAAATCTTTCGTCTTTGTCGAACCCCTTTTTCTCATTCTTTTCTTTCAGCTTGTTGATAACCGAAGTTACGTTCCGTCTACGATTTTTATAATCTTTATATGATGCCAATTTTGGCCTCCTTAATTTTTAGATTTTTAGATTTTTAGGTGAAGGTTTTCGTTTTAAATCTAAAACCAACTTAAACGATTTATAATTTAAAACTAAAGTTTTACATAACGCTTCTAAATCTGTCGTGTGAACATCCCAATACTTATTATATTTCACCATAAGAATTGTCCAGAATTTTTCGTTATTTATTGATTCGCCGTACCAATCATCTGTATATTCCTTCAAACAGATATATTCATCTTCAGTTAATAATGGCAAGTTTTTCATAAGACAATAATTATAACATCTAATTCCTTCAATGTCAATTTTAATAATTTACTTAATTTTAAAAAGTGGGCCCAGAAGGATTCGAACCTGCATACAGCTTTCGCATTTCTGTTTCCAAAACCGACGGGACAGCCAATTCCACACACCATGTTAAAATTATAAAGAATTGTAAAATTTTATAAATTTTTCAATTTCTTCTTTTATATATTTTTTGTTTATATCATTTATTGGATTTTTCCATTTTATTCTATAAACAATAAATCCATTTTTCTTCAAATATTCATCACGAATTTCATCATTTTTTTTCGTTCTGAAATTTCATGTTGTTTGCCATCAATTTCTAAATCTAATTTTTTATTTTCAAAAAAGAAATCTAAAAAATAATTAGCATTACAATCAATCCCTAATGATTTTTTTTTAATTGGAAAATTAAAAATATAATCATCTAAACCATTTTCTTTTAAAACATTTACAAAAAATTTTTCAGAATAACTTTTTATATTTCTACTTTGCCATCCTTTATGTTTTCCCTCTTTAACTCGTTTTTTCATTATATCTGATAATTTCTTTTTTGTTTCCTCAGAAGTTTTTTTACCTTTTCTAAAATTTGATAATCGTTGTTTTGCTTCATGATTATCTTTCCAATATAATTTATTTTTTTCACTTATCTTTTTTTTAGTTTCTTTTGTTTGTTCATGTTTACATCTTTCAGCATGTTCTTTTTTACATTCATCAGACATATTTTCCCAACGTTTTTTCAGTGAAATACTTACATTTTCATTAATTTTTTTCCTTTTATTTTTTGTACTAAATCCTCTTGAGCATTTTGAAGAACAAAATCTTCCCGAACCATACGATCCATCATGTTCTTCACTACAATTTTCACATATTTTTTTCATAACTAGTCCTTTATATTAATAATTATATTATTATTTATATTCGAACTAATAACCTTTTAGTTAAATCTACCTCTTCGTTGCGCTGTTTTATCTCGAGTTTATACTTCAAAGGGCAGAAAAATACAATGCTTTAGTATTGTGTATGAATGCCCATAATTTAATTATATTTTCAAACTAAAAGTCAGTTGTATAAATAAAAATATAATATACCGTTGGAAGAACGGAAATCTACGCCTGATAGTCATGAGAACATTAATGCTCTCAGATCAGGAAGACACTATGCTTTAGCACACAGTGTTACTTCACTCAACGCCATTTTATTAGTTTTAATTCCTATCGACCTACTCGGCGACTTTCGATAAGAATATTAGCAGGTGTGGGATTCGAACCCACATACATGAGAATATGAATCTCACCGCTTACCAATCGCTCAACCTGCATCATTAATTTTGTAAACATATTTTAACATGATTATTAAGTCATGTCAATAGTTTTTTTAATTTTTAAAAAAAAATTAATTAGGGCATACCGGTTACGATCCGATGTTTCCAGAGTGAAATTCTGATGTGCTACCATTGCACCAATGCCCCTTTAAAAATCATTCCGCCAGATAGTGTCAAAAAATGACATTATCTGGTAGAATGAAGTGTTAAAAAGTTTTAAAGATATCAAAGATCAATTGGGTGTTTGACGGGTCACGATACCGCATCACCAAAATCACAATTTGGCATGTTTCCTTTACACCACAAACACCATATAACTAAAAAGGCCTCGATTGAAAAGAACTTAATCAATTCAACCGAGGCCTTTAACCATACTTCCTATATACGTTAAACCTCGGTCACAATAGTTTTCTCCCTTCCGCTTCAATATCACAAGAAAGATAACTATGATTCTGTTTCATATTATCATTCCACGTTACGGGACGTGAAAATATAGATATGTGATTAAACGGTTTATGTACCAAATTGTTTCCTTAATTTTTATGCGTATATTTTAACATGATTTTGACTTCATGTCAAATCATTTTTTAATTTTTTTTTTTCGTTATTTTTATTTATATTTTTTACTCAGTCTTAATTTTTATAAGTCTTAGGGCAGAAAAATACAATGATTTAAGGTGTAGTGTTACTTAACTAACTATTAAATTTAATCTAATCGTCCTCCAGATCTTATAAAAGATCGCATTGCATCTGTATGTTCTTTTGATTTATTCACTTGATTTATTAATTCACTTTTAATTTTTTTAAGCATTAATGTTGTTTTATTTAATCCTAATTTTTTAATTGAATTAATAAATTCATTAACTATATTTTCGCTTGTAGTATTTGGGCCTAATGTTTTCATTAAATATTTAGTTACATTCTGCTCAAATCCATTATATAAACCAAAAAATCCGGCAATTTTTTTCAATGTTTTATCATTAGATGGATTCTCGCCACTATTAAATGAGACCATTATATCAATAAATCCTGGATATTCTTCTTCGGCCATTAATAATGCATCAATAAATCGTTTACCTTCTGGAGATTGTTTATTAAATACTATCCAAGATAGTTTTGGCCTCATGTTATTTTCAAGTAAATAATTTATGAATTTATTAAATGTTTTTCCCATATTATTTTTCCTTTTTTATTTTTATTTATGCTTCCCATGATGTTATTTCATTAAGTAGGTAAAAATCTATCAATTGATAATGTGATATCAACAGCAAGATTTTCTGAACCATAATTATTAAAATTAAGTGCACCTAACGAAGTCAATAAAACATTTTCAAATAGAAATCTTTTAACAACTGCAGTGCGTTGGTTATTTAAGATTAATAAATAAGCAGTTATTTCATCGCCTTCATTGGTATTCACCACCCAATTATATAAATCATCATATGTTTTAAAATCTTCATCTACCATTACTTGAGATGTAAAATCTCCATATGTTAATCTATTTCCTTCTACATTAACATCATATTCACTTAACGGAACATTAACAGGATCTTTTGATATTTCAGGTAATATATATTCTTTTAGCCATAAGGTAATATCATAATTATCAAATGCTTTATTGATAATTAATTTAGCATTACTGTTATATGCTTTTGAAAGATTTATTTCTGTTTCAGTTAATTGTAATATACTCATTTTAAATGATATTAAATTTAGAAATTAATTTATATTTTTTTTTATCATGTTTTTGTATTATATTTATATTACCATCATATTCTTTTAAATAATTTAAAATATTTCTATTCAAATTTATATATCGTTTATTATAAAGATATTTTATTAAGTTATTACGTCTATCTATATCTTCTTTTGATGTATGTATTTTGAATTTTTCTATTTTTTCTTCTGTTTTAAAAGAAAAATAACTAAAATATTCTTTAAAATGAATCAAATAATATTTTGATTTATTATTTATTAAATAACACGATTGAAAAACCTTATTTGTATTAAGATCTAATATGCCATATCGTGTTAAAATTTCTTTAATATAATTTTCTTCGTTGTTTAATTCAACTGGGATAAAAAATTTCATAATTAAGCAACTTCTTCGCCTTCCATACCTAATTCATCTTCTGGTAACTTAGGTGATGGTTGATTAACTGATTTTATACCTTCGGTATCTAAAATGTCTTTGAAATTTTTTAATGATAACTTAGTTTTTACTTCGATGTATGTTTTGTTTTTATCATTTATTTTTTGAGTCGATATATCTAATTTGACGTTCATTTCTTTTGCTAATTTTTTTAAATTTGAAATATCATTTTTTGATAATTTACCATCAAATTTTATAATATTTTTATCGCCCGCAACATCGAAATTAAATGAACTATAGCCTGCTTCTTGAACGTATTTTGTTAATATTTTAATTTTTTCATCGATAGATGAATTTTTAATTTTTGAAGCTAATTCTTGTTTTTTTGCTTCTATTTCTTGGTCTTTTTCATCGACTTCTTTTTCTTTTTCTGCTACATCAATTTCTTTATCTTGTAATTCTAAATCTTTTTTCTTTTGCTCAACGTCTTTTTCTTGTTGCTCTAATTCTTTATCATCTTTAGGTTTTTCTTCTTCTAATAGAACATTGTAATAGAAATCATTGAAGTACTTCATAAAAATAAAACCTTTTTATTTTTATTTATACTTTAAAGAGACTCCATCATCTTTTTATAACGTTTTGCTTTTTCGTGTGTTATTTGATACTTATCCATAATTGATTGCATTTCTTCATCAGGTTTTAATGTTTTTACATATTTAATGTAACGTCTTTTTTTAGGCAATCCATATAAATAAAATAAATACAATTCATAATCAGAAACTTTTATTTTATTCGCAATCTCAGCAAATCCTAATGTTTCAGGATGCATTGAAAAAAACTTATTTAACATATATTGAGAAAACACAGATGAATACATTTCCCATTTATTTTCCGTTTCTTCATTTAAATGTTTGATTAAATCAAATAAACCTATTTTCTTTTCTTTTTTTTGTTTCTTTTGATTTGACATTTATACTCCTTCAATTATTTTAACATGTTTTTTAAAGTATTACAAATCAATTTTTTATCTTAATGTTTAATTCTTTTTCAAAAAATTCATCTATTAAGTCTATAAACTTATCTTTTATTTCAACATCTTCAGGTTTTAAACCTTTATCAGGTGATATGCATTGGTACCAAAAATTATCAAGTCTCATTTTATACATAGTAATATCAGAATTTGAATATTTACTTTTTTTCTCCTGTAATTTTTTTGAGTGATCCTTCGATTTTTTTTGTAATGTCATTTAAAATATCCTTTTTAATTAATTCTGATTGTTCTATATTATTTGCCCATAGCAGTAACGTTACAACAGTTACTACTCTCCAATCGAATTCAAACCAATGGACGTAAAGAAAAATGCTTAAAGCAAATATTAATAAAGAAAATATAGATTTCATTGTTGTTTATCCTTACAAGTAATATGAGAATAATCAAGAATATCATTTGATGAAACACTTATAGGTTGAGGATATGTAATATTGATATTTTTTCCACATAAGCCATCATCTTTTCCTAATATTTTTTTGATTTCAGTATATAATTTTTCTAATTCATCATGCGTTAATTCTGTTTTATTTCCATTTATTTCAATAATATATTTAGCTGTTATCATTTTTCTTATCCTCGCTTACTTTTAACATATTGTACATTAAAGTATTACCTTCTTTATCTACAACTCCATATGATGAATAACGATGTCCGTTTTCACAATGATTTCCGTGTCCTTTTAATAGTAAATTCACCGTGTGAGGTCCTCTACATCTACAACTTCCTACTTTTTTACCATCACAATATGGACACTTGCTCCAATCAGTATGAGAATTTAATTTTTCTGAATCTTTTAACCACTGATCTTCAAGTTTAAACATTGCACTATCATCTGAAAATTCTAGTGAATCATTATCATCAGTCATGGCGGAATTAACTAATTCTTTTAAATAATTTTTAAATTTCTTTTTCATTATATTCTCCTTATGAACATTTTGAAAAACACATAAAACCTTTACTAGATTAATCTTTAAAGACTTTTCTAACATCAAGTCCCCATACATCCCAGTTTTCAGGTTTATTTCTTGCAAATAATTCTATTTTTTTCTGAGAGGGAAACATTTTTTCAATTCCTTTTTGGACTGCAATAGGTTTTTCACTATGTTCACCTCTTGGAACTCTAACAAGTTGCTTGATATTCCTTGCCCCTCTTGGGCTCGGTATTTTTCCACGCTTAAAAACTAAACAAAGTTCACAATAAGACATTGTATATTGACCTGGGTTGTGAACCATTTTATCCCATACAAAAGCAACAGTTCTATACTCAAACCCCCATGCTTTTCCTAATTCAATCCCTTGTGCAAGATGCGGATTTGTGACCCACATAAATAATAAACAATCATCTTCTGAGATTTCATAAATTGGTAATTTTTTAAGTACTTCTGTTTTTACGGTCGGGTATTTAAAATTTGCTGAACTTATAAAAATATTTTTTTCTAAATTAATTTTTTCGATACCTTTACTGCTTTTATCGAATTGCATTTTACCATTGTAATCCCAAGGTGGGTCTGCATAAATAATTGCATACTTTTCTTCAGGTAAATCTGGATAAAAATCTGGTAAATCATTTCTTACAGTTCTTCTTTTTTGTTCAGCATTGTAAATAGTATACCCCGTGACTTTTCTACCATTTTTTTTTGTCTTTGGTTGTGGTTCTACTAAATCAAATAATGTATTTTGTTTGTAACTCATAATGACTATATGTAATTATGCATAAAGATAATTGTCAAGTGTTTTATGTTTTTCTTGCCGTCACAGACTGCGGCTCTTTAGTGCCAGTAAATAAAAATATCTTTTTCATTATATTCTCCTTATGAACATTTTGAATACCCGCAGTCAGGCAATGGACATTTTATACATCCTTCTGTATAAATCATTTTTTCACCACATTTTGGACATATTGAAGTACTTTCTTTATTTTCAGGTATATATTTTTTAAGAACTCTAGCAAGAACTTTTGAAAATGACATCAAGCCTCCTGCTTTTATTTTTTGCAATTGTTCTGTTATAAAATGGATTTCAGTACCATGCCTTAATGCCAATGATATTTGTCTTGTTAATGACTCTGCAGTATCTTCAGTATGAAAACCATGTAATTCATATTCAACATCATCACCATTTATAAATACATAAGTACCTTTTTTCTTTTTGACAATTACACCTTCTTTTATTCGTTTAGGTATGTAAGTTTCACCATCATCATCTACATTTTTTCCTGTAAAAACTTCTATAGGTTCATTGTCATACATACCGATAGCAACATAATATTTTTGTTTATTTAAAGTAATATGATGCATCTCGGCAGGTAATTCAATTGGGCGTTTAGGTGCTTTTGTTTTAACTATTTTGTTATCTTCTTTTTTACTACTATCAGTAATAAGTACACCGTCTCTGCAACCGTCTCTGTAAACAGTAACACCAATTATGCCTTTTTTATATGCTTCTAAATAAACGTCTCCTACATCTTTTTTTGATGCGTTTTTTGGCATATTTATAGTTTTTGATATTGCACTTGTTACTTCAGGGGCACACGCTCCTAAAACATTTAAATGTTCTTTTGCTGACATATCACCAGCTACTTTAAATAATAATTTTTCTTCTTCTGTTAAAATATTACATTTTTGACATGATCCATTATTTTTAATTACATTTTTTAATATTTTTTCTTTTTTATCTTTATAATTTTTATTTAAATAATCATCAAATAAAGGGTCTGAAAGATATACTTCTTCAAAATTATTATTTTCTTTTTCTATTCTTCTAATAAATGACAATGCAAATATAGGTTCAATACCTGAAGACGTTTCAGATAAGTAGCTAATCGTTCCTGAAGGTGGCACATTTGTTGTTAAAGAATTTCTAACGCCATATTTTTTTACTTTTTCTAATAATTCTTGATTATCAGTAAAAAATCTTTTATTTGCCTCTATATACGTTTTTTCATCATAACATGGATAAGTACTTTTTTCTTTTGATAAATCACAAGATATAGATATCGCTTTTTGAGTAATATACCTGATAATACTTTTTAATGTATTTGCTCCTTCTAATGAAGCATATGGAATTCCCATTTTTATTAAAGCATGATGTTGACCCATAATTCCTAAACCAATAGGTCTTATATCTTCTGTTACTTCTTTAATTTTTTTAATTACAAAATAATTTTGATCTATCACAGAATCTAATGCTCTAATAGCACGTTCTATTGTAATATCTAATTTTTCATAATCTATTTTTTTATTTTTTACAAAATTACTAAGATTAATAGAACCTAAGTTACAAGATGAATAAGGTGCTGAAATATGTTCACTGCAATTTGAAATATTAAAACCTTGACACCAAAAAGTATGAGATTTATTATCTACTGTAATATCCCAAACATCATGTTCACCTAATGATGTTTTTTCATCTATCTTAACATTTATAGATTCTACTTCACCAACTGTATTATAATCTGTATCTAAACAATCTATACCATCAGATTCTCCTACAGGCACTTTTACTCCATTATTCATTACTTCATGATTCGAGGTCGCTTCAAAATTTGCACGTTTTGTTGAATATCTAAACACCTCTTTACGCCCGGTAGGAAATTTATCAATAACTTTAGCCCAACCCTCTTTTGACCAAATTTTGTCACCAATTTTTACGTCTCTTAACATTCTATTTACAGGTATTTTATTATCTACTAATACTATTAATTCTGCATCGTCTTTTAAACATGGATTTGCGAGTACTGAATTATATTTATTTTTACAAGAAAACTGATCCCATGCTATAGTTTCATTAAATATCCCAGGCTCGGCTGAATACCATGCATATTCAATTACTTTATCCCATAATTGTTTATATGTTACTATTTCTCCATTTTCATCTTTTAATTCTTCCCAATTATCATTTATTACATTTTGAACAATCATTGGTTCATCTGGAGTATTTTCTAAATTTTCATAAAACCAATTTGGTATTCTAACCGAAAAATTAAAACGATTAAAATCTTGATTATTTACATCTTTTTTTGCTTCAATAAATTTTAATATATCTTTTCTATATATCGCATACTGAGCCATACCAGCACCTTTTCTACGCCCGCCTTGACGTGTGCCATCTAATACTGCGTTAAATATTTTAATAAAAGGTATTGGTCCAGAAGAATTTCTTTTTAGTGTATTTATTTCTTCATTTGAACTTCTTAAATTTGAAAAATCATATCCTACCCCACCGCATGCTTTAGTAACTAAACCAGCTTCTTTAATTGCATCTAAAATACCTTCCATAGAATCTTCTATGCCCATTGGAAAACATGATGATAAAGTACCATTTTGGACGCCGCCTTTATTATTAAAATTTGCATTCATTAATGTAGGGCTCGAAAAAATAAAATTCATTTTTATTAAATCGTCTTTTATCGGTGGATATAATTTTGAAACACGATTAACTAAATCGCTCCACGTTTTTTCTCCATCGATAAAATATCTTTCTTTTAATATTTTAAGTACATTTTCTTTCATTCTTATCCCTTTTTAATATTTGTATGTGAATTTTTTAAGTATTAAAATTACACCCCAACAAATAGACGTTAAAAAACAAAATATAAAGGCTTTATATAATGATAACGACAGATAACACATTGATATTGTGAAAAGTCCTATACAGGTTGGTATTATCGTTCCGAATGATATTGTAGCAACAGATTTCATTTTAAATATTAAATATATTGTTGGTATTATTGAAAATGAAATAATAATGTTTGCTATTAGTAAGATTATATCTATTTGTTCTTTTGTCAATTATATTCCTTCTTATTTAAGCGATTTTAGTTTTAATTTTGCTTTTAAACCAAAATAATGATTTTTTTTCAAAGTATTATATATTTCATTTTGTGATATTCCAGCTATAATCATTTCATTTATATCTTTATATTTTTGATACTTTTTTGGCCAAAAAACAATGCCTAATCCATTACTAATATAATTCATAGC